TGCTGGGTTTGAGATTCGCGATCAAATCATGTGGATTTATGGATCTGGATTCCCTAAATCACATAATATGCCAGGCGGTATTGGTACTGCTTTAAAGCCCGCCAACGAGCCAATTTGTTTAGCTAGAAAACCAATCGAAGAAAAAACAGTCGCGGCGAATGTCTTAAAGTATGGCACTGGCGGGTTGAATATTGATGCGAGTCGGATTGGCACAGAGCAAATAACAATTAACCACCATGAAGGTTACGATTCTAATTTTTTAAATGGCTCAACCCGAGGTAAATGGACAGGCAAACAAGAAACGGTAACAGGCCGCTGGCCCGCAAACGTTCTCTTCGACGAAGAAGCCGCCGCGATGCTCAATGAGCAAAGCGGACCTTGTAAAACCGGAAACATTAAACCGGGGACTTTTCAAGGATTTGGCAAGGGCGTAAACACCTACGGTGCGGGTGTTGTAGAGCGCTCATTTAAAACAGATGAGGCAACCGGCGCATCTCGATTTTTTTACGTGGCAAAAGCCAGTAAGCGCGAGCGCGGCGAAGGTAACAACCATCCCACAGTCAAACCAATCAAACTCATGAAATACCTGATTAAACTCATCACTCCGCCAAACGGAACAGTTTTAGACCCGTTTTGCGGAAGCGGTTCAACGGGCCTAGCAGCAAAGAACTTAGGTTTTCAATTTATTGGTGTTGAAATGAATGAAGAATACGTTGAAATAGCAGAAAAACGAATAAACAGCGTTAAAGTCTAATTTTTATTTGATACTGTACAAAAAAGTCTAATAGCCAGGGATGGTTATTAACTACCTTGAATTAAATATGAAACGTCTGTTAAATTATATACTTTTAAGGTTTTTACCACTTATGGACAACGGGACTCGTGTTAAAATTATGTTGTTCCGCATTGGAAATGCCGTTGTATATTACAGGGAAGCAAACCAATACATTCCTTACAAGATGGGCGATTGGAATTTATACTGGTGTGATCCCGTAGAACCAAACGGATACGGTCCTTTCAACACTCTCGATACATTAATGAAACATTACGAATATACTTTAGTTGAAAGATTAGCTAAAAAAGCAGCTATAGAATCCTCAATGGCAGGTAACGTAATAAGAGTCGATTTTAAGAATAAAATCAGAAATAAATTAATTCCAATTAAATAACGGACAAAGAAGTCAGGCTGAGGTACTTTACATTTCGTAGGGTACGTACTGTCCTATAGGGAGGCCACAGCCGTAGGAAGAGCAATCTGTGGTGTAACGTGGAGCATCCCATGGCACAGCCAGGTCCAGCCCCAGTCAATTTCATGAACGCGGGGCATTTCTATACGAACCTCGTAAAACCAATCGATATCAACTTGAACTTTATCGTAGATAGCACTAACGGTAATGGTCTTGGTATTAGAAGTCTCAAGTCGAATGGATATGTAAATAACGTATTCATGCACACTTCAGCTACTCCCGGATCAAATAACGGTCAATTAAACCCAAATCCCGCAGTAGGATACGCTTTAATCCAACTTAAAGGAAACTTTAACAGATACATCGGTGGATTCTCTGGTGTTGCAGCTCCTGTAGGAAGCTCTGGATCAGCCGTAACTGCTGGTAACCCTTACGTAATCACTTCAATTGGAACAAGCACTGCTGCTAACTTTCAAGCAATCGGTCTTCCAATGGGACTTACTCCTTCAGTAGGACAATCCTTCATTGCTTCTTCAACTGGATCCTTGTCTGGAACAGGAACTATCGCCTCTCCACAAGCAGCTAGCACTATTCAAATCTCGGTAGTTGGTGACCCGAATCAAACTCTATCGAATTCTAATTCTGCAGCTAACGGTGGCGGATACTTAATCGTTCAGTTCTTGTCAGCTACTAGCTCCAGCGTAACTACACCAATTGCAACAGCTCCTTCGAACAATTCAATAATTGGTTTGACGATAAGACTTGACGGATCCAGCGTAAACGTAGACGGCTTGTAATTATAAAGCCTCGACATAATTGAGGTTTTATGGCATTACCAGGCATACCCCAGCAGTTCAACGTACAAACAGCGAACCAACAAAACTTGGCATCGTGGGCTCAAAGCCCCGGTGCCACATCTTATATAGTACAACGCAGCTTAGACAATATAACATACACAACCGTTGCCACTATATCTGGTAGCCCTTTAGCTACATCTTATCTTGATACGGCGGTAATTCTAGGTACTACCTACTGGTATCAAGTCGCGGCTGTGAATAGCTCAGGTTCTAGCTCATACACCACACCGCAATCGGTAATACCAACTCCTACCGGTGAAATGACTCTTAGCCAGATCAGATTGGCAGTCCAACAACGTGCCGATCGGGTTAATTCTAATTTCGTTACCCTGCCTGAATACACTAGCTATATAAACCAAGCTATGTTTGAGCTATACGACCTTTTAATTACCGTTTATGAGGATTTATACGTCGCTACACCCATCCAATTCACTACAGACGGTACTACCTATCTATACCCACTTCCAAACGGTTCTAACACGTTCCTAAACGCTTTAAACTTAAATCAGACATTCACTCCTCCGCCATTCTACAAGCTATTAGGAGTTGATCTTCAAATCCAGAATACAAACAACGGCTATGTGAACATTCAAAAGTTCAATTTCATAAACAGAAACGAATTCATATACCCAAACAGCTCATCTACAATATACGGGGTGTTTAACTGCCGCTATAGATTACTAGGTAATAACATAGAATTCATTCCTACACCATCAGCAAACCAAGGTGTAAGGATTTGGTATATTCCCCGGCTTACCCAACTGTTGAATGACACAGACACTACAAATATAGGCATATCCGGATGGATTGAATACGTTATAGTCAGAGCTGCTATATACGTTCTAGGCAAAGAAGAGTCAGACGTAACTAACTTACAACAACAGCTCTTATTTGTTAAACAGAGAATTGAAGAAACAGCAGCTAACAGAGACGCAGGAGTTCCTGACACTATTTCAGATTCCCGAAGTACAAAAGGGTACTGGGGATCAGGAAATGGTTGGGGCGGCGGCTCGACGGGTGGCTTTTAATGCAACTTTTACCGCAAATGCAAAGTTTGGCTCAGTTATCGGTGAAATGGGCTAGTATATTAAACCCCCTGCTCTCTAACCCAGCTACCAATCCAAGCATATTACAGAACGTTGTGTTAACAGTTGGAGCAAATTCTGTGCCACATAAACTAGGCAGAAACCTACAAGGCTGGTACATAACAAGATACCAGGGTGGATATTCTGAAATCTATGATTTACAAAATCAAAATTCGTACCCGGATCTAAATCTTAACCTGCATTCATCTGCGGCAGTAACCGTGGATATAGCTGTTTTTTAGGGTGTTATAATGTCATATACGTTATCTCCAAACATGTCGTTACCAGTACCAACCGTAGGAAGTGAAAGCGGACCAGCTTACGCATTCGACATAAACTCAGCTTTAACAATCCTTGACCAGCATAACCACAGCGCAGGATCTGGTGTTCAAATCAATCCTAGCGGACTTAACATAAACTCAGATCTTTCTTTTCAAAACAATAATTCAACTAACCTAAAGGGTGCTAATTTCTATCTTCAAACGTCGTCAGCTTCAATAGGTCAAACGCTGTACGTAAAGAATGGAACAGAATCTCCAACGCCACTCCCAGATCTTTGGTATTACGACGGTACTAACCAGATCCAAATAACTAGCGGCGGTCTATTAGCAGCTGTTCCTACAAGTGTTCCAGGATTGAATTACGCAAGCGGTACTTTTTCCTTTACACAAGGTGCATCGTCTACAACTCCTGCGAATTTAAGCAGCTCAACATTGTCTATAAGCCCAGCAACTGCAGGATCTGCAGCTACCAAGGCAGTTGTTCTTAGCCCTCCATCTGGCATTAGTTCTATTTATCCCCTATATCTGCCCACAATACCTGCAAGCCAAAGCTTTTTAGCTATAGATACATCTGGTAACATAACAGGATATGCTAGTGTTTCAGGCGGGTTAACGGGAAGTAACTTAGCTTCTGGCACAGTTACTGGAACTCAAATAGCAAACAACACAATTACAGCTACAAACATAGCGAACAACACTATAGGTACGAGTCAGATCGCTGCCGGTGGTATATTAGGCGCAAACATAGCTTCAAATACAGTTAGCCCCAGTAATTTAACTTCAGCTTCATCAAACATAGCAACTGTAAGCAGCTTATCTGTATCTGGTTCATCTTTTCAGTTTATATGTGCAGTAACAGTGTCTACAGTTGCTGGTCGCCCAGTTTTATTTAACTTTACAGGATCTAAT